GTGAACAATCCAGACATTACGCCGGCAACCACCACACATGACGGGCCTGAGATCAACCCGCTCGGAGACGAAGTGATCGCGCATCCAATATCACCTACAGCAAAGTTCGAGCCTGAAATGGTCACGAGGACTCCAGCTCCTCCGGACGGTGGCGACAGCGAGATTGTCGGATCCACCCGGAACGGAGCAGACTTGGACGTGCTGCTTGGATTTGAAGTAACGGTCACAGTCGAGATACCGGGAACAGCGGTTCCAACGACCGTGAACGAACCTGTAACTACTCCCCCAGTGATTGAACACGGAGGGGGAGATGACGCTATGATATCGGGTGCAGCAGTGATGGCGCAGGTTCCATCGGCGGAAGGGAAGCCAGTCCCATCAACAGCCACTACGATGCCTGTGGGTCCGAAATTAGGCACTAGATTGAAGGCTGATGCAGACTTGGTGAAGGTCGGCGCAGATACTGGCCCGAGCGAGCTTGGGAAGGTCACCGTATACGGCCCAGGAGCGGGAGGTATCCCAGCGACCGAGAAGGTTCCAGTCATCTGGAAAGTGATTCCTGAGATGCTGCAAGACACGCCAGACAGCAATCCGGCTGGTGTGCTGAACAAAGTTCCCACACAACCTGCTGCCGCGTCGGCTGCGCTGAAGCCGGAGCCCGTGATAGAGACCGGCGCAAAAGATTCACCGCTCAAGGGCACCAGAGTCATTACCGGCGTCACCGCGAAGTTGCCAGTTGCAAAGCCTCCTCCACCACCGTTTATCTGGACAGTCCAAGTGCCACCTTGCGCAGTTGCACTCACCGTGAAAGAGGCGGAGAGAGCCCCCGTGGAGCTTATCGCGCATGAGGGCGTTGGAACGCCTGCGAAGAGGTTCGACCCCGACGGCGCAGTGATCCCGCACGGTAATCCACGGTCGAGCGCACCGAAAGAACCCGCAGGGGCTGTGACAGTCACAGCTCCTACCGTGGTCGGACCGGAAAACGGTAAAATCGTCAACGCCACCGGAAGGCCTTTCGTGATAAGGGTAGAAGCGGTGTCAGCTCCTAAGGTGACTCCTTGGACAATAATCGTATACAGACCGTTGGGCCTCGCAGGATCAAGGGTAAAGATCCCAACGACCGTTCCGACAGGGTTGACCGTGCAGGGTACGCCCGAGCCCGGAGGAGTCCCGAATGCTGCATCTAGCGGTACATTTACCCCACCTAGCCAGGATTCAATACTAACGCATGCTATACCAGCACCTATATCGAAACCTGAGCCTGAAAGGGTGACAAGCACCCCGCTCGGGCTTGAAACGGGTGATACGGCAATTCGCGGCACAACGGCGAAAGTTGGAGCGTTTATAGCAGCATCGCCTCCTAGCGTTCCCGTCACCGTGAGCGTGTAGCCTCCAGCCACAAAGGTCGAACCCGCACCGACGACGAATGTTGCTGAGAGAACCCCTGTACCTACGATCACTGCGCAAAACGGACTTGAGACTACTAGACCTGGTGCTGAGGGCGCAATATTGCAGGATGAGTCAGTCACCAAGAAACCTGTCCCTGAGATGGATACGAGTGTTCCTGGAAGTGTTCCCAAGGGTGGAGAACCTTGAGCTGATAAAGGACTAGCTATGGTCACATAAGCCTGCACATTTAGGCCTGGCCCAGGAGAGGCAGACGGGTCACCATGTTTACCCGTGACAATTACATTGTAAATCTGCGTTCCAGGAATTGTTCCGGAAACCGTGAATCTGGCTCTTACAATTGCAGGAGTCGCAGTATTGTCGATCATGCAGAATTGAGGAGAGGTGATGAGGCCGCTTGGAGTGGATGACATTGAACCACATGCGCCTGCGTCTAACGGAGAATAGTTGTTAGCACCCACAACTGTGCTGACCGCTTCGCCGGCGTGTGCATTTACAAAGTCGAGGGTGAAGGTCGGCTTGTCCGTTACCGCGAAGTTCAGATAGGTGGCCGTAACAGAGTCGGTCGTATCCGTGACTGTAATGGTATATGCAGCGCCAACAGTGGACGTAACGTCAACCGCGAAACTTGCGGTCAATGTGCCTACCGAATTGATTGAGCAGCTTTTACTTGCATAAATCAACCCGGCCGGCACTGGGGTCAATTCGCAAGCGTGATTAGCTACGAATCCCCCGCCGGTGACTTTGACCTCATAGCTCGCGCCAGCAGTTCCGTACCCCCGCGGGGCAGTCGTAGGTCCCGCCCGTAACGCGGGCAGAGTCGTGCCGAAAATGTATTGGGGATCTAAAGATATCTTTCGTGAGGCTACCATCTCGAATTTGCCGCTGGCTGAATCGCCGGCGTTCGGAGTTATCGTTATCGTAAAAGTAGCGGGCGCAACAGCGGCAACAGTGAAACTCGTACTATAGAGCGTTCCTCCACTGACATGGCAGGTCTCCGCACTAACTGGGGGCAATGTAGCAGTTATGTGGCAGCTGCTGGCGGTATTTGCGAAGCCGAAACCGCTGATGGAAATAGTCTGACCAACCGCGCCAAATGATGGAGTAATTGCGATGAAAGGATCCAGATGGAAGGTAGTGAAGCCAATGTCAGCTCCGCAGGTGACCGTTACAGTAACTGGTCCACTTCCGGCAGGAGCGGGTCCACTTCCAACGACGAAGAAGCCATGGACTCTAAGTACTGGCCCAGCATCGAGAAAGACTTGGGCGCTGTAGCTTGAGATAATGTTGACCGGGCTACTGCTAATCAAACAATGTGTCCCGTCTGGCTCGGCACCGCCCGTCGCCGTAACAATTATTGTGTCGCCAAACTTCCCAGATGCACCACCAATTCCATATGGAGCAGCCGGACCTGTCAGAGTAACAGTCAGAGCAGCATACGCCTTCTTTGGGGGCGTGGCGACGGAGTAGATCGAAACAAACAATGCTGAGGTGAGAAGCAGCACTATCAATAGCGAACCAGAACTACGACTAGCCAACTTGAGACACGTCACAATAGTTCCCCGATCCGTACCTATTTAATCATGCATACTGAGGCGAAATCGAGCCTAAGCACAAAACACTCAATCGTTAGGGGCTAGGCTCGTTGATGTTGCATTGAAATACCTTAGAGTTGTCATTTTCATGTCAATAGCACGGCTTGGATTTCAAAACGGACCGCAATATTGGAAGTTCCCACAATCCAAGGCACATGGAGTTGCAGTCCTGCAGCCGAAAACTAAGACTCATGGTCGACAAGCGTGCCCGAAAACGCCCCGACCCGTATTAATGACGACGACAGCGCTCACGCTAGCCCTAGCTATTTCGCAATGTGGAAAAAGAGCAGATGTCAGCTCGTCTCATGGAACGTAGCCGAATACGATGGCCGCTCCACGCCCTCCTCAACGGTCCAGACCATCTCAACGCTGCCGAGCTTCGCATTGAAAGCTGAAGATCCATCCTCTAGATCCAGAGGCCTCGCGGTATCATCTGCTCTGACGCGAATTTCTTCAAGCCTTAGAACGTGATCAAGATCGTCTCTGATCTGACCTGAGACCGTGACCACGCGGCCGCCTGCTGTTTCATCCGAGCGATAGCTGAAACTCTTTGCCGAAGGAACTAGACGGTCGTGAATGATTCGCGACCCGACAGTCTGAATCGCCGACACATGTTGCAGCCTGTACCCACCGAATGTCACCATGCTAGTTTGCCTCCGCAACCGCTAGTCGGTATAACCTGCGATTGTACTGGTCGACCGTTCGGCTCGGCTGAAACCCCGTCACAAGCACACCGAAGGAGTCGCCGTTCGGATGATAGAATGTTCGACGCACACCGTCGAGGAGGGCCTCTAATGCGTCGACATCAGCTTGATTGTCTGTCCATCCCTCGATCTCAAGCACGCGTCCATGTTTGCCGACCAATTTTCGTCGTGGCAAGGATCCGCCTTGAACTTTCTTATCTGCAATGCTGGCCTCGTCAGTCACCCTGATGGCGAGGACATGAGGCAACGCAAGAGCGTCGATCATTGGGCTTGACGGCTTCATTCGCCACGCGAACTCCGCTCCTTTGCTTTCTTCCACGATCAAGATCGTGCCTGGGGTCGTCACGTTCTCGTCCCCTAGACCGGAATCAGGGATGGTCAGACTTACCGAGAGCTGCTCCGATTCGCTGCCCGCTCCAGACTCAGCGATTGGGATTGATCCAACTACTTGTTCTGCCTCTGATCCAGCGCCCGCCTCACTGATAGGGATGCTTGCCGTAATACCAGGAGTCTCGCTACCCGCACCTGAATCTGTCTCGGTAAGGGATGCTTGGACGCTTGGCGCTTCTGCGCCTAACCCCGTCTCGCCTACTGGAACATCAACGGCCAATGCGAGGGCTTCAATACCGGCGCCGACGTCTGCGGGTGTGATCTCTGCGCTCAAGTCGGGGCTGTCTATTCCAATTCCCGAGTCTGACGCGAATGGGCCTACTGCGATGGCTTCAGTGCCCGAGCCTGTTTCTGACGATCTCTTGTCGCAGTCATCAAATACGAAGGGGAAAGTGTACGGGAATGGCAAGCGTGGTCTCACTTCTCTCTAGTAGCAGCCGTACAAGATTCCGTAAAACGGAATGTTGACACCATCGGCGGTCTGACAACGTGCAGCTATCCTGGATGCTGACGCTATCGTTAATGGTAATGGGACTATGATCTGATCAGAGTCATAGAGACTTGCAGCTAAGTTGTCAACTATGACAACTTCATTTTGCGCTGAGCCAGTTGCTAAATCAACCAGCCACTTGTAGGAAATTATCAGATGCATACTGAATACACAGAAACGGTATTGGCCGCCTGTTGATGCAATGAGCTGACTGTAATTTCCTTTCACGTGTTGTGCAGCGCCTGATGTTATAGCCGTACCACGGGTATTGGCTGTATCTGCTCCACAGGTTTCACACGTGCTCAATCCGCCACCTACGCCATTGAGTAAGCAAACCTCAACATCTACTGTAGAGCTACCTGTCGATGATTGACAGCGTGCGGCTATCCTAGACCCTGACGCTATTCTAAGAGGCAACAAATAGACGCAACCTCCAAAACCTCCCCCCGCTCTCACTTGTGTTATGTGATAGAGATTAGCGATCTTCACAACTTCTGAATCCTGCGCTCCTGTTGCAATATCAATAAGAAAGCGTGCGTTTACGGTAGTACTACCCCTGCTGACGATGACTAGGACCCAATCAGATGCGAAAGGAGAAGAAGCAACCAACTCAGCATAATTACCTTTAACATGAGCTGAGGCATTGGCAGTTATTGTCGTACCTCTACTTGTAGCTGTTAAATCGCCTTGCGTACTTTCCTGTGTGCAACTACCAGGAAGGGTGCCCGCGCTCGCTCCCGCGGCTTGAACCCACCTGTGATATGATCACATGGTGGCTGGTTCCCAGCGATTGTTCGCGTTCACCCATTTCAGATATTCACCGTCTTGCGGCGCATGAGCTTGCACATCATAGCTTTGGAGTTTCGCCGCGTCCACGCCCGTCGGAACGTCAGCAGCAGTGAGGATTACACAGGTTTTCCAATCTGTGCCATTGTAGATGTAGAGCTTATGCTGATCTGTCCTGTAGAATAGGTCCATCTCAACAGGGGCGGGGTCGGTTGGAAAGGCCGTCCCGCTTGCAATACTATGTGACGTCACTGATGTGAACTCAGCAGCGGTCAGTTCGGCTCCTGGGTCTACATGGATGATTCCTCTAGTTCCTACCAAACAATGTCACCTCCGTTGGTGATAACTGATCAGGCGCTCTAGGAGAGCGTCACTTCTTGTGTCGCAACCCAACTGGTCGCGCTTGCTTTCGTACCCATATCCTGGACTTTGCGGTTCAGGTTCTTCGATGCGTCGCTATTTCCGTTCGCGGCGGTAATTTCTTGCCAGTGGAAGTTCGCATCACCAGACGCGAAGGTTGCTCGGTGGGTCACTTTCTGCGAGGACCCGTAGGTTGGATAGGACGTGTCCATGGGGTTGTATTTCTTGTTGGTGGCTGCTATGAGTCCGGTCTGTGTGGCGACGGCTGCGGTTGCGTCATCTCCGACGCCGATGTATGCGTTGGCATTATTGAACAGTGTTGCACCTGTACCAGCAACGAGCGTCCAGAGCTCATTGATGCCCTCGTTGAGTAGACAGTTTCCAGGGAATCGCAGTGGTGATTCGATCAGTTCAAAGTTGGCAAGCAGGTACTCGATGGGCAAGCCCTCAACGTGCGCTGCTTTGTATACGCGGTCTCGATGTTCCCTGAACTTGTGCACGGACCAGTTGGGACTCCAAAGCCCATGATCGACTACGCGAATGATTGGTCGCGCGTTCGCGAGGTCTATGCCTCGCCCTCTGTCTCTTTGCGTTTGCATTGTCTCACCTCCCCTCGCGTAGATGTCGTTCGAGTTCGCTGATCACCGCGAGAGACCCCACCAGCTTCTTGCCGTCCATCGGGCCGAGTTTGGCAGAGCCATCTCGCGCTGTCAACTCGTACAGGCCATCCGTCTTCTCTGAGACTTGCCAGTGGTCATTCTTCACGGTGAACAGTTCGCGGCTTGCTATCCGCACCGTAGGGCGTCCAGTCTTTCCGCTCACGTTTTGACTCACTCCAGAAATCCTCTCTACTTCTAGACCGCCGCTGTGAGGAGGCGGTATCAAATCGTCATGCGACGATGTGACTGTCAGACGCTAAGATCCTTGACCATTCGCCGGTACGCTTCGTCCAGTTCCCAATATTGCGCCAAACGGTTGCTGAGTTCTAGGAGAACAAAGTTGGCGTCAGTCATGTCTCGCTCGATCCGCTTGATCTGATACTCGCCCGCCATGCCAACGCTTGGCGCCGTAACCGTGATCGTGTCCTCAGGCTTGAAAATTCCTGGGGCATAGCCATCATACGCTAGGAGCAGTTCTGTCTCGGAACGGTCTTTGACTAGGTCGAGAAGTGCTTGGCAGGCGATGTCAAGGGTGCTTTGCGACGAGATTGAGGTCTGGAAGGATGGGAGCTGGTGCATGCCCTGATCCATGATGTTCGTGCCGTCTTGCTTCGTGCTTATGATGCCATCGCCGACCATGCGGATCCAGTTCGCGATCTTGCCGTAGTCGGATGCCGCATCAACGTCGAATATATCGACGCCTTCCGTGAATGAAGTGCCCGAGGGAAGCCCACCGAAGTTCTCGGCAAGGTCGAGCGTGCGATTGAGGTTCACCCTGAAATCCCAGCATACCGCGTCGCACACTCGCTGTATGGCTGCCAGCAATGTCTCCGAGGTGATTGTGATGGTCAATGCATCGGCGGAAGATTCCAGACTCCCAGGGCTGATGCCTGAGTCGAAGGCTGTGAGAAGGTCATTGACGATATACGCGGGAATCTTGCCGCTGTAGATCTTCAAGTCCACAACTCTGTCGACTAGAAGGAATGTCTGGTCTAAACCGCCCAGCGCCACGCGAGGCGCATCCGAGAGGTGTCGATCTGGGGTCAAGTAGACGCCCGCAAACTCTTTCACGCCCTTTCGATAGATGCTTACCAAGCCGAACGGGACTATGTTGGCGTCCCATTCTGGGATCTCCACTTCAAACGATTCAGGCTTTCCTTGCCCGTTGATCCCATATTTGCCCGAAACAAAAGCGAGCGGGTATCCCTCGACGTAGAGTTGGAAGCCTACGCTTGAATCAGGAGATTCGGCGTCGTAGAAGATATGAACCACGATGTACGCTGAACATGCGGGCACGTTCGCGTCTCCAAGCCATTGCGCCTTCACCACGGCGATACCATAGGCGGATGTGAGAGACGCCAGGGTTGTGTGCGCATCTCCGCCAGCATCTGTCGTATCAGATGAGGGCGAGACGGTGCCGTTCGCGGCTTGGAAATAGATGAGAGCGCCCGGATAATTCGCGCCCGCAGGCGTCTTGAGGTTCGCTGTTATGGCGGTGCTTTTGGGTGTGGCAGCATTTGCTCCTCGATAGATGATGAAGTCGCCTCTGGTCAGCGTCATGGTTCCTGCGTCGGCAGTCCATTCCCATGTGTCGCCGCCGCACATGTTATAGGAGGGCGAGGTCTCAAGCAACATGGTCCCGTTAGTGCCGTAGATCTTCATATACATCTGTTCAGGGAAATCTTCGGCGTCTACATCAAAGTGAACATGATTCTCCCCGCCTGCGCATGTCTGAGTATCAAGTTTCGCGTTATCGCTTGATCGGTAGAGTTCAACCTTCTGACCCGACGTGAGCCCCGTGACGGTGATCAGGTGATCCAGACAGATGACTATTCGGTCAATCCATGCGTGCTCATTGAATTCGGAATTATTCGCTAGTGTGGCGGATCGATAGATCGCGAAGAACCCGCCTGTAACTATCGTGTGCTTCATCAAGGTCCAATCTTGGTTTGCGTTCTGGGACATGAGTTCCTCGCCGCCTAAGTAACCCGTAGCTGTGCCGAGGCGGTCGGATAGGAGTAAGGGAGTTCCAGTGCCTGTTTTCTTGCTCCAAACACGAAATTGTGCTCCGCCGCCAACTGGACCAAAATCGTAAGTTCTCACCGTGTGGCCCAATGGGAAATAGACTGGGCCTCCACCAGTCCACGAACTACGGACCCACCACCTGAAAGCGGCGATTCCCTCATGCTTGTCAGCGGTATCTATGCAAAGATACACACCCGAATATGGATAATCGAGAACACAATTCCACTCACCTCCCTCCCAATCGGCTTGACTGTCGCAAGCGCACCCGTCCAGGTACCCCGAAATGGTCTTGCTGATTCCCAACTAAGCGGACCTCCAGGCTGAGAGTTGTCTATTCGCGATCAGGCGCCTCTCAACGACGCGAGCAACTGTCGCACCATCAATTTGGACAGTTACGGGCAGCGTGACGCTCGATAATTGACTTGCTGCCGGCGCCGCTGTTGAGCCCGCTGTGGCTCCTTGACCCAGTGCCGCTGGCGCGGCGAGAAGCGTTTCGGGAACGGCGGGTGCGCCGAAGATAGGCGACCCCATCGCGCTACTGTACGCGTCCTTCATCTCATCGATGCGCTCTTGTACAAGCGCCGCTAGGACGCCCATCTTCTGATCTGTAACCCTGATGAGCAGGTCGAGGCCATCCTGCCAAGCGCTGCCGCCGACAAGCCAATTCCAGAAACCTGACACTGCGCTCGCAGCCGTGTCGAGAGCACCTGAAATTGTGCTTGTGACAGCAGTCCACGCATCCGACGCACTGCTCTGGATGCTATCACCCATACTGTCCATGTATCCCTGAGTCGCCGAAACGAAGCCTGACACATCGCCTGAGATAAGCGCCATCAAGGCCTGCCCGATCGCCTGGATGTTTGACCAGGCTTGATCCCAAAGCATCTGTATACCATTGACCACTTCATCAAACATGTCCGCCATATCGGTGAAGCTGCTCTCGAAGGTTGTCTGGATGTTCGTGATGATGCCCGTCATAGTCTCCTCGACGCCAGTCATCACGGACTCGACCATGCCCTGTATACCACTCCAAATCGAAGTGAGATCAGTCGAGAGCTGCGTCACGATCTCTGTTGAGCGTTTCGCAACATCATCCCATATTGAGATCGCGTTCTCCTTGATGGTCTCCCATCCCGCCGATAACGTATCTTGTATGGATTTGATCGCGGTGTTGAAGGCCGTCTGCATCTGATCCCAGATCGTTGCTAAGGCACCACTGAGTGATGAGAAGACGCTAGTGATCATGCCAACGAGCGTGGGTAGGACTCCTGATGCAACACTTAGCAAAGTATTCCAGAGATCTTGCCAAAGCGACCCGCCCACGAGCCAGTTGTAGAAGTTCTGGAAAGCATCGTGTAGCGTATCCAGGAAGCCTATGATGAGTGCCTTCATTGTCTCGATTGGGCCGACGACGAGGTCAGCCATCTCCTTGAAGCCCTCTGCCATTGTTTTGATAATCGGCACAAGGGCTTTGATCGCTGGGGCTACTTCTTCTCTGATGAATAATGCGGTTAGTTTCAGGAAGTCTTTGAGCCAGTCGCCCGTGTCCATGCCGCCTGTGATCGCATCCCAGATCTCCTGCAAAGCCTCAATGATCGGACTGCATGCTTCCCAGATCTCGTGGAATGCGCCGATCAAATCTTGGATGACAGGGCCGAATGTCTCAACTACGAAGCCATACCAGTCTTCCATGCCAGCCCAAAGGGAAGCGAACGCGTCTTGCACGACTGCGGTTGCGGCTTGAACTTCAGGCATCTTGGCAACTTCACCAAGCCACGTGCTGATGGCGTCGACGCCTTTTCCTAACGCATCAACGACGGGGATGCAGGCCTCAGTCAACGAAGCAAGAGCGGGTAGAAAGATTGTACCGATCTTCTCACCGACTTCCTCCGTAGCATTCTTCAACCGCTCTTGGATTCCCGCGTAAGTGCTCGCTGCCGCTTGCGCTGCGCCTCCAAACTGTTTGTTCAGCGCTCCTAGAACTTCCTCTGCACCGCCAGCTTTCATCTTCGTCGCGTCAAGTGGGACGCCTAAGTCAGTGAGGATCTGCGTGAATTGGGGTAGGTCTATGTTGCCTTGCTGGAACTGCTCGATTAGAAACTTCGCTGGGTCTTTCGCCTCACCTAGAGCTTGAGCGAACTCGGCTGTCACCCCGACAGATTCGACGAGGTTCGATGCAAAATCCGCTACATCGCCGCCCATGGCCGCGAATATGTTTTCAAGTGGGGTTAGAACATCCTTCAGGGCCGCAGCTGCGTCCTTGGATGTAGTCACATCGACGCCGTATCGCTTGAGGATCGCGGTGTTGCCATGCATCGCTTTGCCAACAAGTGTGGCCGCTGATTCTAGATCCATGTGTTTCGCGGCTGCGAAGTCTAAGGTCTTGCCAAGCGCCTGCATCGCATCATCGTATGAGAGGCCGAACGTCATCAGCCGCTCAAGGGCCGCTGCGAGTTGCTCATCGCTGTATGTGGTCGTTTTCTGCATCGCTAGGAGAGCGTCATGCGTTGCGGTGCTGACCTTATCCCATGCTATGCCAGATCTCTCGACTGCTGCACCGAGGCTTGCCCACACTGCTTCAGATGCGGTTGCTTCCTTGATGCAATCTTGAAGCCCTTTAGCAATTTCTCCAACTGCCACAACGGCAGCACCGGCGACACCACCTGCCGCAAATCCTTGAATCACATTGCCGACCTGTGCGAATCCACCGCCTAACTGGCTAAGTTGACCGCCGACAAGGCTCATGCTAGCTTGGATCTTTCCCATAACACCGGAAGCTTCATCGACCGCCTTGATGGCGACAACAACGCTTCCAAGCGAACGCGCGGACATTTCTCTCACCTACGATTGTGGATGCTGCTTCGCGTAAATCGCCAAGTACCACTGGCGCTGTAGAGGTGTGAGTTCAGCCACCTCGCGGAGGCTAAGATGGAAATATGTGACGAGAGTCTCGATCGGCGCCGAGTAGATACCCTCTACGAAGAACTCGATTCGGGTTTTGGGCCTTCCGTCAAGCCGCTGAGCTCAAACGCCTTCAACGCGATCGGTAGACTCTGAAGCGGCATCAGATACTTGCAGATCTCAGGGTCCCGAGTAGCCTTGGTCGCTACGAGTTGCAGGAGTTTGAGGTTTGAAACGACCTTCTTCCGATCCCCAATGTCTGCTAACTCCGCCCCTGCCTCCACCAGCACCTCTCTCAGGGCTTGGTCCGAGAGCGGATACACCTTGACAGCATGATCCTTCTTGTCGATGCCTAGAACAGTCACAATGTCTGAGTACTCCGTGCCTAATGGAATCATCTCGCTGAGGCGCTTATGCTCGGCTCGAGTGGTTAGAATCTCTTGTCGTCTCCCTTCTTCAGTCACTTTTTCTCCAACCTCCTTTGCTCTTGTTTCTTCTTGTGAACTTCACGAAGCTGTGAAGCGTCACCGGAAAGGATCTCCTCAACCTGGTATCCCCTAAGCAGGTAGAGTGATCCCGTCGAGATGGTCTGAAAAACAATCTTACCGCCACATCCTTCGATGGCGGCGCGTACTCTCTCGACGTCGGCGTGTTGAACGCTCATGACCACGCCGAAACTAACATAGAATTTCCTATCTAATGACGCGTCTGACATGAACGGGAATCTCCAATCTCTACCGTCTATCTCACAGTCTTGTCCCAAGGAAATGGGGAGTTTCTAGGTCTTCGAGATATCCTCGAAGTCAAAGTCCCATGACCACATCGCGAAACCCTCAGGCGAGTCAACCGTCAACGCCGCATCGCCGGTGCACTTCTTCAGCGTGATGAGGGATCCGGTCTTCTTGTTCTTCAGTTGCACATACAGCGGAGTGACGTCTGACTGCTCGAACATGCCGAAAGCGGTTAGAACATCGGCGGATCCGCCTGCTGCGGTTTCATCGTACCAGCCGCTTGCGGAACCCGAGTAGTCCAAGAGACCCACGCTGACTTCCTGGAGACGCGAACCGAGCCCGACAGGACTCTTCTTGCGGCCCTGACCTGTCTTGGTCTTGATGCTTTCCCAGCGCGATAGCGCCGGCGCGGAAGCGAGGCCGCCCTCAGTGGTAGCGATGCGAAGCTCGTAGTCTTTGCCGAGATACTTCGTCATTGTTGCTCAGTTCCTCTAGGTTCCGTAGGCGAAGCCCACGAGGTCGACGTTTGTGAGATCTGCTTCGGTGACTGTCAGCACGTTTGTTGCTTTCGTGAAGGTCACGGTCGCGCCGTCTGACTTCTTGAACAATGCAGCGCCTGCAATCGTTGTGAAATCACCGAGCGTTATGGTATTGGTTTCGCTCACTGCCAGCGCTTCGAAGGTCACGTACTTCTTCTCTGTCGCCGGAGTCACAACGGTCTGTTTGGATGAGGTCACGGTTTCTTTGATGTCTGTTGCTGTCATCTTATGTTCCTCCTACTTTTTGATTCGTCAAAGCCCCCGACTCGAAGCCGTTAGGGCCATGACCGTGAGAAACCACGTCGCTATGCCACGGCGCGGTACATGATGAAGCCGAAATCCATTCGGACCCGGCATTGCCGACTCAACTCATTTGGCATAGAAACGTCGGCGTCGTCTACCTTCTGAACATTCTCGATTCCATACGTGGAGCGCAGCGTGTCCTCATGGTCCACGATGGCTTGCTCTACCTGGTCAGCGACCGCATCACATTCGACCTTGTCGTCATGATAGCAGTCGATCTGGATGCGATGCCGCTCCTCCAAAGCACGCTGCGTCTCCGTCTCCTGGAGACCAAACGCGCCACTTCGGCTGCTACCGCTCACGAGGGTCAGCACAACGCTGGGTGCGGGAGCACCTTCAGGGGGCAAGTCCCGAAACACTGGAACGCCAAGTTGCGCAGCGTCTAGGATAGCTTTGAACGCATCCTTGGCATCGGCTCGCGTGGTGGTTGATGGCATTCTTTTCTATCGTCCCACTCTTGATTTCGTCAACGCTCACTTGGGGCCGTGACCATGCAACAAGTCTTATTGGAACCCGGCGCCATCATCTATTTGACGCCACTATGAGCGCAAAGATTGGCCTCAACATTCCGAGGGACATCAAGAACGAGAGGGTTGTCTCAGACCTAGTGCAAGAAATCCGCGTGGCCAGTCAGGTTAGGGATACCGAGAAGCTGCTTTGTATAGTTCTTGGGATCTGTCGAATCGTGACTGAGCTAGAGCACATGAGGGATGGGACGAAAGGACTGAGGATCACAGTCGACGTGGTTCGAGATGGCAGCGCCCTTGAGGCAAAGGAATACAACGGGACAGACTATTCCTGCAAGATAGAGTGAGAAGAACCTCTTTCTTTCAAACATCGAGCGCGTTCATTGCGCCCACGAGAATCGCGTCAAGGATCTTCTGCGAACTCGCGTCCAGAGCAGGTCGGATGAATGGCTGCGGCAACATCCTCCATGTTCCGAACTCGTTATACGAAGCATAATCCGCCGTTGCTCCAAAGTCAAGCACTAGGCCGGTCGCCTTGTGGTAGATTGTGGACCGAAGGAAACCGGTGCGTACTCGCACGAGGGACCTGGCATGATCTTCCATGTCAGCGCCGACAGGATCCAGTTCCGCCTCAACCTCATGTTCAATTCTGCCCTTGAAGGCTGCAAGTTTCGGGGTGACTGTGTCGGTGATGATCTTAGCTGACCATGAGGGCATCTGCGAGACCACCCACAAGGGTTATGCTTGACGATGGAACAGGACAAGGTTGATCGATGATGTTCCTCTTTGACGAGGAGTTCTGGATGGAGTTCGAGCGCATCACATTCACGCGAGCGCTTCCCGCATACTTGATAATCGTTGGAATCTGGCTGGTCTGCTTGGCCTTGGCCAGATGAAAGCCCTGCTCACATCAACGCCCTCAGAGTAGAAATGCATCCTTCTCAGGATACTCCCAGGTGTCGGTGATTTCCTTCGTCTTCCAGTCGGTTGCTTTCACGTGGCCGCCTCGTTTCACCCAGGGCGCGAGTAGGTCGCGGAGTTCCTTCGTCAGGACTGCCTGCGCAGGGATTGTGATCTGGTAGTCGCCGGTGCGTATGAGCGGCCCCATCTTGTTCATGACGAGGTACTGGATCATGTTCGCGGTCGCGCGAGCGGCAACGTCCTTGATTGCGTCTGGGATTCCGGTTGGATAGTCGGTGTCGAAGTCTCGTTTGCAGAACCCGTTGATGTGCGCTTGAGCGCGGGGAATCAAGGTGTTTGTTATGAAAGTCTCGAAAGCGACGTCGTTTGCGAAGGGAGTGTTCTTGTCGTAGTTGACGCTGTCCACTTTGACCTGTGCATACTTACGTGCTTCAGTCGCGGTTGTCCAAGCAGTCATACTCTCTCATCACCATAACGTCACAGCTTCGCGAGTTGTTCGGCTATTGTCAGCACCCGCTTGAGCAAGACACGCGTCACGTGCTCGAACCGGCGCCCCTCGTGAATCCACACGATGTATCCTTGGACGGGTATCTTCGCGGGCATCTTACCGTAATGCACTCTCCTCAAGAGGCAGCTGAATATGCAGGTCAGATGCCACCGGCGGAGATCGAAGCCGCACAACGCGCGGCATGGTGGAGCGAAGCGTCGGGGCGGCAGGTTCGGCAGGTTATCATACCTTATTCGAATCTCCATGTGAGTGACTCGGCTCTCATCGTATCGCCCCTCCGGGTCGTACTCACCATAGAACAGCTGAATGTACGTGGGATGACGGATGGTATTGATGACACACGACATCACCGTTGCCTCCGTATGAAACGATGTGAATGGTACTGATCATCAGTACCGATGATTCGGAAGGCCGCCAGTGTAGAAAGATGGCGGAAAGAAGTTTGCACGCACACCGGCCTCGCATAAGGCTGTGTGGCGACTTTCAAATCGCGGAAAGTTTGCAGATCGCGTTTGCTTCTCGAACGCGTGGAGTGATCGCGTCCCACACGACGCCGTACAAGTCCTTGAACTCGTTCAGGGGGAGCTCCTCAACCTCAGCGTGGATATCCACGCCTAGCGGTAGATCAAAGAATCCAGCGTCGGGGCTTGCGAGGAACATACCGGTTCCCGCTGTCAATGCGGGGCTCTGGAAGATCTGGCCGCCAATTCTCCGCTGGACAACATCGTAGTAGAACTCGCTCGTGTTCGCAACCAGCGCGAAGAGCTGGCCGTACTGAGTCGGGTTCACGACGAGGTTGTAAGGCGGAAATATGTTGTCAGCCGTTAGTAGGTCGATGCCGCCGTTTACAGCCGGAAGGATATTCGTGGCGGTATCCCAATCAGCCGAGCTCGAGTAGTCGTTCCCGGCAGAGTCATAGAACCCGTTGAGGCCACCTGACCCTTTCAGGATGAGCGTATCCTCAAGCAGTGAGACCCTGTAGCTCGCTGACTTCGCCGTGGCGACATCAAGCGGTGTTCCCGTTATGCGTGAGGCTTCGACGCTCCTGCGCGGAATCCTGAAACCTCTCGCGATGGCCGGTATATCCAGCGAGCCAACAGTGTTGTCGATGGTGTCTTCGCTCACGGTGACCTTCTCGCTGCGGAATAACTGAGCGGGGCCGACTTCAGCGATCTTGGTCCACTCGATTGTGAGTTTGCCTTCGCCCAATGGGCCGAAGGTTCGTGCAACGCGCCTGCCGATGAGCATCTGACGCGGTGGCCAAGCAACTGCCTCATCGATGTACTTGTACTGCTGATCGGTTAAGGTTACCAAATTCAGTCAGCCTCCTTAGATGAGACTCTCCACGATGATTGGGGCGGCGGAGCCAGTTGTGGTGACACTAGCCTTCGCGATGGCAACGATCATTCCGCCTGGCGGGAACGAGCCTGTGGTTGCTGCGGGGTGCCGTTCGCCTGCTTGTTCTGTGGCTGCGATGTTCGACGCGGCTTGAAGTTCCCCATCCGCTGCGGGAATGAGGGGATCGTCCTTGGCGATGGTCTGGCCGGCAGCGAGTTGAGCGTAGACGATGGCTCCAGGACCGTAAACTACCGGGCATTTCTTCGCTGCAGTGTAGGCGGTATCACGAGTCGCTGGTGAGGCGCCTGGATGAGCGCCTTCGCCATCCCAGCCGACCCAGCCTCCTGGCTTGTCGGTGGCGGCGGCAACTACGACAACCTGTGTGACGGCGGTGCCTTTCTTGCAGAGGCGCCCCGGTTTGATGCCTGCGCCTTCAACGGTGAATTCCTCGATGACTGGGTTGCCTGCGATGACAACCTTACGTCCAGATGGTGCTGTGAACGGCATTACTTCTCACCTGGCTTCTTGCCAACGAGGTCACCGACTGTAGCCTGCATTGGGTCGAAACGAGCCCCAACGCTTGGAATCAAGCGAGCCTTCGGGCCGCTGGGCAGAGAATCGAACTTGCCCTTCACGGCTTCGAGGTCTGCTTTCATCGCATCGAGCGCATCGTTCGGTAATTTCTTGAGAGCCTCGACAGCGGCTTGGACATTCTTTGTCTCAAGCACGCCGTTCTTGATGCGGAGATCCACCACGTCTTGCACGCGTTTCATGTGGTCTGCGTCCTCTGCGGCGACCTTCCAAGCCTTCAAGGCCTCGTACTCAGCCTTGATGCTCTTGAGTTCCGCTTGGACAGCGACCATAGCGTCGGATGCGGCGACGGGTGCGGGTGGCTTCGCTTTCAAGTCCTTGAGTTCGGCCTCAAGCTTCGTGTTTGTCGCAGTCAGCTCTGTGGCCTTTGCCTGCAGATCCTTCGCTTCAGCGTCGAGTTTCGTATTCTTGTCTGTGAGTTCAGCGATCACTTGCTCATGTTCACATTTTTCCATACATGAGACCTCCTTTGAGAAGCCGGCACCTGTACTGACTTGCTCGCAACTCGGTAGCTTGAGACCCAAACTAGACGCTGCTCGACAGATCTCCCGCAACACCGCGGGGTGCTCTGCCGCCGGTATCTTTGTAGCCTGCGGTAGCCTCGCGACTGCGTTCCTCACGATGTCCGGGTCAAGGTCCTTCTTCTGGAGCGAAGCAAGGGGGATCTCCCGCAAAGACTTCTTTCCATTGGGACCCTTGGCCTCGGCTGGAACGTAAGCGAAGAACTTGTCAGGAGCGTCAGCTGTGTTCCAAGCGTCCGCTGCGAGAACGATGGTGACGGCTTCGGTTTCTGTATTTTTCACGATCACACCTCCCTGGGGGTGACCTCCAATTTTGTCTCGGGACCCTTGCTTGCCCTTTTCAGGCGAATAGGCTCCCACATCTGTCTCGGTTCTCGGCCATCTAGTGGCCTCCAGCCGTGACTCTGAGAAATCAGCCGCTGCAGCGGCGACTGCGTATGAGAAGCCGCAGGGCTTCTGAGGGGTGAAGCCGCAAAGATGCGGATCACCGATGCATGTGGATTTGACGCCTGCATTCGGAAAGGCGCCTTTGGGCACGAACGTCACATTATCCCATGTCCACTCGTCTAGGACGAATGTGTCGCCCTCATAGTGAGCTTCAATAGGCGTCATCTTGGGGCTGACGGGTCCCCAGTCGCGTGACTCTATATGTGCCCATACGTTAGGATCCGGTATCTCGTAGAGGACGCGCGTGGCATGATTGCTCGTAAAATCGACCGGATGTCCGACGACCTGCGTGGCCTCATGTCCTAATTCAGGTGGACCAAGCAGAGGCTTGTCGAGTAGGGTGGCAAGAGCTCTTGCTTTTCCAGCCGGATTTATTCGCACCTTTGTAGCGGGCGGTTGCTCACAAGGACCGGAGACATTCTCGTCTATGACTTCGATGAGCGCGTACTTCTTTCCATCCTGCTCTATGGCTTGCGCTGAAACGCAATACTGCACTTTCAAGACAGACAACTCCTACTGTGGCGCTGATTGACCCGTGGCGGGCTGACTGCTTTGGTCGGTGCGCTTCTTGGGACGAGCGACAATGTCGAGTGGAATCTCGACCGGCTGACCGGCCGGCTGCGAGGCTACTTCTTTGGGATCGAATGTTGTCGCTTGCCCGTCACGCAAGAGCTCATAGACCTTTGCTTGATTCAATGGACCGCGACCATCACCGTACGCTTTCGTCGCCGCATCAATCAGGGCCAGCCAGTCGGCGACTCTGATCTGGCGCCATCGATGGATCACGCGGATCGGTAGGGGATCCTCCGGCTTCAACTGCAGGAATTGTCGAGTAAGCCGCTCGTACCACTGTGTCTCGAGGATGCGCTTGAGCCAACGCTGATCATCTGTTACGGGACCCTCAACGAATGCCTCAAGTTCCTTGTCCGCAGTGGCGCGGTTCAGCTCCTTCTCAATATTCAGCAGGAAGCGCGGGACCTTGAATGAGCCGAGGATCCGCCGCTCTAGCTTGTCGGAGACATCGAGGAGCTGCCCGAGGTCAGGCTTCAGATCGTGAACTTGGATATCCCACAAGTCGTCAGTAATGACATGCTTTCCTGGGCGCAACTGCTGTCGATAGTCTTCCATGATTTTATCGATATCTTCATCGGTGGTGATACCCGCCTTCGCGGCCTTCTCCAGATTCAGCTGGTGGACCGCGATGCCTGCCCACAGAGTGGTGGCGGCCTCCATCAAGTCCTCACGTATTATTCGGTCGTCAAGTATCGATTCAACGAGCACGGGTTCGATATCGCTTCGTCCCTGCCAGTCGTCGTCGATCTCGCTGCGGACAAAGAACAGGACCTCCTCAGGCTTGTAGAAGTCTGGTTTTCCATTGTACTCGAAACTGATGAGGCTCCAAGCGTCGGGATCCACCTTGGGCGCGAGCAGTGTTGACTTGAGCGAGTTCAGACGCACCGGTTGATTCCCTGGAAGCCATGGAGCGTCCTTCTTCTGGAACTCGATCTCGAAACCACCTTTACCCCAAATAGGAGCCTTCACCAGGGCCAAGCGTAAGCGATTGTCTAGGTTGACGTCGCCGTTGATCTTGTCAACGTAGGCCTTGAGCTGAACTTTCTTCTCTTCCGGAACCGTACCAGGTATGACATCCTCGACTACGGTTTCGAATCCTTCCTTCGTCGCCCAGAATGCTCGTGCATCTATTGAGCCGCGCACCAGGAAGTTGCGGATGTATTCGCGGTAGTAATCGTCGAGGCCTCTCCACATCGTGTCCGTGCGGCGCAGGAATGTGACGCCAGAGGTGGCTGCGCCTCGAACCGTCATGACTAGGCGCTTGCGGCCGAGGCGGTTGCGCACTGCTCCCCCTGCAACTTTCACGAGAGCGCTAGGTTTGCGTCTCCGCTTGACGCGCTGAGTTGAGATTGTGACAGCACGAGCAGTAATCGCGATGCGAGGCTCAGGGTTTGGCTTGCGGTCTTTCTTCTTCATGCGGTGACGCCTCTATACACGGTTACGAGCGGCACTCCCTGGCAGACGATCTCAACATCACATGAGTCGCATCGGTAGAGACAGGACGGCGGACGCCCGGACCCCGGACACTTGTCTTGGAGACGCATCTCTCCATGACACGATGGATAGATCAAAGAATACCCGTCAAGACTTGGAGCCGTCGAGCCACTTCGTGTGAGAACGCTTCAATTGTGGATACGGAGTTGTTTTGGTCGCGAAGACGGCGAGGGCGAACGCCCACAAGCGATCATCATGCGTTCCGTCGGGATGCGAGAACAGGACTTGTCCTGACTTCGAGAGCTCGAAGCGCTCCACGTTGAGTTCCTGCAGGAAATCGAGTTCGTATGGGAAGAGGACTCGGCGCTCCTGCATCATCAACTTCAGGTAGCCGAGGATGTCTTGCTTCTGGGGCGCGGTCAGCACGACGCCTTCAACGTTTCGAACCGTTTTCTGTGCTTGCTCGAGGACAGCCTCGCCCACACCTGTCTGGTCGACCAGGAAGCGGTGAACAGTTTTGAGTCGTTCCGAGAGCGCTTTGAGGTAGTTGATGACGCCTACGTACTCGGTGCCTCGCGGGAACACGTTCAAGTGGATGAGACGGAACGCGTCCTCATCTCTTCTGAGGACTGCGACCGCGCTGAAATCTTCCTTCTTTGCAAGGTCGACGCCGGCGTAGAAGTTGCCGATGAGCTCTGGAATCGTGGCTGCCAATCTAGTTCGCGACCCAGAAGCTGTGGCGCTTGTCGATCACGCGGATCTCAAGCATGCTATCCTGGCATTGTCCGATCAGTGTCTGCGGGAGCCAGCTTGACTCGTCCTCGCTCCATTCGGCTTCCATCTCACGTTGCCAACGCCAAGGATCCGTCGCAAGTTGCTTCCTGATCTTCTCCAGGATGTTCTTCTTGAGCGGACCGTTCGGTTCGAGCGCTTCCTTCCAAGTCACGTGGTGACGGCTGAAGTCCTCGAAGTCGCGGTCTTTGCACATCTTGTAGAATGTGTGGTCACGCGACCAAGGCGTCGATGACCCGATGAACTCCCCGTTTGTCGTGCCAAGCGTGAACAAGATTGCGTCGTAAAGATCCTCGTCGTTCGCGACGAAGTTGAACTCGTCACAGTAGATCCCGTTCAGGGTCGGACCACGAATTGTATCCGGGTTGTTTGGGAACGCCTCGATGCGGCTCCCGTTCGCCAACTCGATCTTCGTCTTGAGGGGTTTATGGTACCATGACTTCGGGAGCTTGAGCAGGTGAGTCGTGAGCTTCCTGATTACTTGCTTCGACTGTCGAAAGCTCGGACCGAAGGCAGCCCACCAAGAGCCAGGTCTCAGCAGCATCTTGTGAAGGATTCGGGCCGTGATTATGAATGTCTTGCCGGACTGACGACAGAGCCGGGCGGCGATGAACTGCGCCTCATCCCGAAGGATCTTCACTTGGTAGTCCGTGGGTTCGAATCCCAGGAGCCTCCTGCAGAACTCGACGGGATCCTTGGGTACATTCGCCAGGATCTCTGTAGCGATATCGGCGCTAGGTTTTCTTCTCTCTATCTTTGCTCGGTTCTTCTGTTGCTCCTTCAGTAAGCGCTCGTAGCTCCCTCTGTAGAAACTCATTTCCTCTCTTGATCTCCTGGAGAAGCGCTTCAATCGCCGCTCGGTCGCATCCTGTCAGGATGGCTACGGCGGTGCGGCTCACCGCATTCACGAGACGCATTGCTTCCATGCGTGCGCGGGCATTCCTAGCGGCCTCTTCGCTCTCACTGAGCTTGATAGCTTCCTTCATCAGCTGCATAGCGGTCTCGTAGAGCTTCTCACGCTCTTCTTGCGTGTCTAGACCCGCTATGCGCACTTGGGAGGTCTGCAATTCAAGGGTCTTGATGAGCGCATCCATGCGCTGCAGGGTGTGGGACACCCCTTTCGATGTGTGGGACACCTCACGCACGTAGTCCAACAAGATTCGCCTGACAAGTTCCGATAGTGTCATGCGCTTCGATGCTGCGTAGGCTCTTAGTGCCTCTAACAATTCTGCATCCAGACGGGCCCTGAGTTGCGGTCTACCTTTCACCGGCAAGGCCGAACAGATCCATGATTGCCGGTCGTGTCGCGGTTGGAACATAGAGCGGTGTCTTGGGAGGCTCGTAGTTGCGGATGATCAACTGCTTGAATACGGGCCGCCTGCCACGGATGATCTTCGGAACTGACAGGTGCGTCTTCACGCGCTCTATCTCGAATTCATTGTAGAGTTTGCGTATCTTGGGATGGTCTCCGATCGTCAAGAGCCACTTGCTCTTCGCATTATGCAGGATGTCAGCTAGGTCCGTGTGGTCTTGGAGTGTGAAGACGCCAAGTCGGTACTCCTCAGCATCCAAGTACGGAGGGTCCAAGAAGATCAGAGTCTCTCGTGCGTCCCGGTTCTCGATGCATCGTCGAAAGTCTAGGTGGTCGATTTCAACTGTCCTAAGACGGTCATGGATCGCTCGTAAGCTACCGACCGCGTTGATGATACTCTGCGGGCGGCTCCGATTCTTCCTCTTCGCGAAAGCCCAGCCCTTGTACGGATGAGC